CAAGAGATATCACGGTATAAGACACAACACGAAACAGATTTATATGTAATAAGTGATTTATTAGAGCGAAACCACGACCTAGAAAATAAATTAGTGGAACTAAGGATACAACTAAAAGACAAAAAGAGTAGAGATAAAATATTGAAATAGTTTTACAACCAAATAATAAAATGATAAATCAAGATGTAAAAAGTCTTGATTTTTTATATAAAAACATTATAGTAAAAATACATTGTAAGTATAGTTTGTAATGTAGATATTAAAGATTTTTATAATTTAAAATAATAAATGATAAAAAGAGAATACAAAAAAGTAAATCTGAATGACTTGAAAGAATACGATAGAAATAATAAAATTCATACTGACAAAGATATATTAGAAATAGTAAAATCAATACAAAAATGTACTTACATAAGTCCAATATGTATAGACGAAAATATGGTTATCATAAATTGACACGGTAGAAAAGAGGCTCTGAAAAGATTATGAAATAAAGAAGTTGAAGTTTTACAGATAATTTGATTATCAGAGAGTCAGAAAAGAAAAGCAAGACTATTGGATAACAGGACAACAAACATATCAGAACGAAACATAAATAATATTAAATTTGAATTGGAAGAACTACAAGACACAGAACTAAACGAGTTATTTATTGAAGATATAAAAATAGAAGAACAAGAAAATATTGATTTCGATAACATAGAAAGTAATATTGACAGAGAAAGAAAAGAAAACTCAAAAGAAGTAGTCTGTCCACAATGTGATCGAAAATTTAAAATCTAATATCTAATATAATTAACTATGCCAGTTCCATATTTAGGTAGTAAAAGAAAATCAGCATTTCAAATAAAGAATGTAATAATCGCGCACACAAAAGATAAATCTATAAACACTATAGTTGATTTGTTTTGTTGATGACTGGCAATATGAGAAGTGTTTATAAAAGAGTGACGGAATGTTGTTGCAAATGATAAAAATAAGTATGTAGTAGCTTTGATAGATCAAACAATCAATAGATGACTAGATGAAAGTAAATGTTTAGAATTTATAGATAGAGATAAATTCAAAGATATAATAACTAATCCAAATAAATACGATGACTGGTATGTTTGATATACTCAATGTTTATGGAGCTTTTGAAATAATCAGAAGGGCTATCTCTTTGGAAGAGAAATAGAAAAACAAAAACACTCGCTATTCAAACTCGTAGTCAATAAAGAAGTTGACGAGTTTGTGAAATCTATAATGCCACAGAAATATATAGACGGTATACTTAGACAGAAAGATTGGCATAGTGCAAGATTAGCACTCAGAAAAGTATTAGCTGTTCTTTGATATCCAACAAACAAAGGTATAATAAGACTGCAAAGTCTGGAAAGACTGGAAAGACTGCAAAGTCTGGAAAGTCTGGAAAGCAAAGTAATACTAACTACAAAAACCTACGAAGAAGTAGATATACCAAGCAATGCTATAGTATACTGTGATCCTCCCTACAAGTGAACAGCAGAATATAGTGAGTGAATGTTCGACCATAACAAGTTTCGAGAGTATATGAGAAAGTTATCAAAAACCAATCAAGTATTTATATCAGAATATACTGCTCCAGACGATTTCAAAGTAATATACGAGTTTCAACAAAAAAGCACGCTATCACCAAAATGAACTCAATCACATAATAACCAACCAAACGAGAAAGTCTTTACAATCTAATAAATTAAATGCTTAAATATAATTTTCAAGAAATGCAAATAGAATACCTTAAATGACCACGAGACACGGTTGAGTCATATTTAAGTCAAAAAAAAGTTAAAAGAAACTGATTTGTATCAAAAAATACAAATTGACGATATGATATAAAACAAGAAATAAAAAAACAAGCAGTAGAGGAAAGTAAAGAAAGGATAAAAGAAAGTATGGTTATTACGAACGAAGAACTTATAAAAATGAAAAAAACAGCTTTCTGGCTTATACAAGCTAGATTAAATCAATTAGTATTAAAAGCACCAAAGAAGAATAAAGATTGAACTTTTAGAAGTTTAGAGGATATACCCACAAAAGACATAACAGATTTAGTAAAAACATTGAAAGTTGAACTAAACGAGCCAACAGTAATAACGAAATGAGAATTAACTTGAAAAGACTGAAAAGATTTAATACAAAATATTACTGTTGAAATAATAAAAAAATAACTTTATACGAGTAATAGAATAATGAATATAAAAAGCACATCAGTATTTGAAAGAAACTGGGAGTCAGACAAAAAGATAACAATCAATAGATGATGAACAAGATCGTCAAAGACATTTTCATTACTACAGATGATTTTGGTTCGATTAATGACTGGAAAAATTGATAATAATAAAGTGTTTAATGCGTGAGTCTGTAGTATAGTTAGAAAATATTCAAGTACAATAGATAAATCAATAATGAGAGATTGGGAAAATCTAATATCACAATACGAGTTTAGTTTTCTTTTATCTGAAAAGCATAGAAATAAATCATTAAAGACATATTCATATAACGGTAGAATAGTGGAGTTTATGTGAGCAGATGACGAACAAAAGATAAGATGAAGCAAGAGAGATATATTATACTGTAATGAAGTAAACGAATTGAGATATAAAGAAGAGTTTTTCCAACTAATGATAAGAACAAGTTATAAAATATTTATGGATTTCAATCCAGATAACGAAGATATATGGATAAATACAGAACTTGAACAAAAAAGACAGTTTGACGATAAAGATGTAAATGTGATAGTATCAACCTACAAAGATAATCCGTTTTTGGAAAATACAATCATAAAAGAGATTGAAAGATTACAAAATGTTGATTTGGCATATTGGAGAATATATTGACTAGGTGAATATGGTAAACTTGAGTGATTAGTATTTGATAAATGGACAGAGATTTGAGATATACCATTATGAGCAAAATTATTATGTAGAGGTTTAGATTTTTGATTTACTTGTTTAGTTTGAGAAACTTTAATAGAAACTATAAATGGTTCAAAAAGAATAGATCAAATAAAAGAATGAGATTTAGTTTTGACAAGAAAATGATATAAAAAAGTTTTGCGGCAGTGAAGTAGATGATATAAAAATGTATATAGACTTAACTTCTGATTGTGAAACCGTATCATAAGTACATGAAACCATAAATTTTTTACACAAGATTGATGGAAAGAAGCTCATTATTTAAGTAATAAAGAAACAATATGTCATATGAAAAAATTATCTTTGAATGAAGAACATATAAATGCGAAAATTGTTGATTGAATTTTTTTTAAACAAGCTATTATACAAGAAAAGTATGCTCTAGAAAATGTCAGAATACTTTGTCATCAATTAAATGAAAAAAGAGAGGTATTTGATATAACTGTTGAATGACAGCCTGAGTTCTTTGCTAATTGAATATTGGTACATAATTGCGACCCTACAGCACTTGTTGACTTATATAGATTTGAAAACAGTATTATTTTAGATCAAAGAATATATAAACACTGATTAACAAACCAAGATATAATCAAAGAGTTTAACAATTTATGACTAGAAAAGTGAGTTGAAATATTTGCTGACAGCAGTGAGCCCAAAAGCATTGAGGAAATATATCGTTGAGGATACAATATAAAATCAGTAGTGAAATGAGCTGATAGTATAAGGTATTGAATTAACACAATGAAAAGTTATAATATATTGATAACAAGCAGAAGTAAAGACTGAATAAGGGAAATAAAATGATATACACGAATGAAAGATAAGAATTGAAAGTCAATTGATAAGCCTATAGATGAGAATAACCATTGTTTTATATGAGACACTAATATAACTACTGATAAATGATTAGTAAAAATAAAAGATATAAAAGAATGAGATTTAGTTTTGACAAGAAAATGATATAAAAAAGTCTTGATAAAGCACAATAACGGATTGAAACAAATAAATAAATACCAGCTACAATTAGATACTGAATTATTATATTTGTGTTGTACAGATAATCATTTAATTTACACAACACAATGATGGATACAGATTTCACAATTACAATCGGGACAGATAATAAACATACACAAAAATTCAATTGAAAAGAATTTACAACAAATAAATATTGAAAAAATAGAAGTGATATACACTTATAATGAAGAAGTTTATGATTTAACGGTTGAAGATGAGCACGAATATTTCGCCAACTGAATATTAGTACATAATTGTTTGGATGCTTCAAGATATGCCTCAATGATGAAGTTATGACAAAAAACTAGGAGTGTTTGAGTATATAGTTTATAGATAAGTTTATAGATAAGTTTTTAAATTATAACAATATAAAAAAAATGAGTGAAATGTATGTTAGATTAAAGAAAGACACAAAAGATGTATTTGAATTTGTGGATTTTAAAAATATACAAGATTGTGAATGAGAGATTGTTAAAATTAAAGCAGTTATGCAAGAATGAACAAAACAAGTTTATTTGGATAACATCGCACAAGTTAAAAAAGAGTTGGAAGAGTGATTTCCACAGAAACTAATAGAATGACGAGAAAAAAAAATTAAAATGATTGAAGAATATGAAAAAGAAAATCCAGTATTGGAAGAAGTTAAAGAGCCTAAAGAAGAAATAAACTAATATTTAATTTATAAAAGATTAGATATGTCAGAATTAACAAAACTAATATCTTCTGTAAATTTATTAAATTGTAAAGTACTCGCTATGTATAAACAGAAATCAATAAATAGTATAAGTGGTAGAAGTGAGTGATACAGGAATAATGTAGCAATGGATAGAATATTAGATTTTATACACCATAATCAAAAGAAATCCAAAGACGAACAAGATATAATCAAAAATACAAAAGATTATACATTATTTGATTTCTGGAAATATATTAATCGTGATTTACCAGATTTAAGTAAATAGTATGAAAAAGAACAAGCAAATAATTTTATTTTTTGGTATATCGTAAGGTATACCTTTTTAGGTTTAAAATATATGGAAATAATATTAGATTTTATAAAAAGAAATAACTGGATATTTGCAAAAACATTCGCAAACTTTACACCTCACGAATAAATATTCTATAAAAATTGCCTCCATACGCTGGAGACTTTTTTATATTGAAAAAAACAATCTTTTATATATAGTTATTGTAATGTTTTTAGTTGTTCAAAATATATAATGAAACAAAAAATTTCTAAAAAAGTAACAAAAAACTCTACAATAACAAATATGAAAGATATGTGAACTACAGTTACTAATATTTCTTGATTGAATCTTGCAGGTTGAGTAATTATCAATAGACAACAACTATATGAACTATATAGACAAAATCCTGACATAAGAACCTCGATAAGAAAAAAAGCTTTATATGTCTGAAAGAGCTGATTTAAGTTTCAAAAAGACTGACAATATTTAAATTGAGCAGATCAACAAATAGCTAAAGAAGAATTTGATTTGGTTAATATAATACTAAATAATCCAACAGTAATAAACACTAAGATAGAGATAATAAAACACCTAGATGTAGTATGAGAGGTTTTTATAATACCAACCCGAAACGAAGTTGATAATCAAATCAATTGATTACAGATAATAGACCCTAGAACAATAGCTAAAAATATTATTGATTGAAAAGTAGTATCATATACTCAGAATAGTTGAAATAAAATAAAAACTTTCTATCCAGATAATTCAAATCCTAGATTGATTATGAAAAACTATCTATTAGAGAAACATATCAATAACGAAAATATGTGAATGTGATTATTAGAATGAATAGTGTGGGATGCAATGGCAGATTTGGAGGCAAGCAAAAGAAACTATCAGTTCTTCCAAAACAATATGACACCACCTAGTATTTTTATGCTAGATAAAGATTTATCACAAGAAGAAACAGCAATACTAATAGAACAACTAAAAGAACAATACCAGTGAACTAAAAACTCATATAAGCCTTTAATCTGAGCTTGAATAGATGACGTAAAAGTGTTGTCAGTATCACCAAAAGATATGGAACATATATTGCAAAGAAAACTTACGACAAGTAAGGTAAGTTCAGCCTTTTGAGTTCCTAAGAATATTCTATGATATTCTGAAAATGTAAATTATTCAAATTGACAAACATTGATGCAAGAATTCAAAGACTGAACTATTGAACCATACGAAAATATGCTAGAATTTATTATAAACGATATAATAGAAACATACATACCAGATTTTGAATATACAATTGAACTTCAAAGTCTTAGTTTAGATGATGAGTATAAACAAAAAGAAAGTCTACAAAAAGAAGTTAATAATTGATTAAGAAGTATAAATGAGTATAGAAGTGCTTTTAATATTGAATTATCTACAGAAGAAAACGCGGATAAACTTATGATAAACAAATCAATGTCATTATTAGATGATATTGGTATGGACTACAGCGTTACAAAGAATGAAGTTTAGGTTTGGGTAGCTCCCAGTAATAGCCACAAGATAGTAATGTTATCGAGTGGCTTCCAATATATAAGTTTTATTACATTACAATAAATATTATGGAAAATACACAAAAAGAACGAAAAGACATTCCTTTTACATTATGACTATATCAAGCTACAGACAATGAAATAAGAAGTGTTAATTATAACAGAACCTGAAATAGTAAATTATTAACACAATGGATAAAAAAATGATATTCATATGTTTGATTATATTTAAATTGAAAAGTTAAACAATATTGAGTACATAGATTAATAGCTGAAGCATTTATAGAAAATCCAGATAATAAACCACAAGTAAATCATAAGAATTGAAACAAGTTAGATAATTATATAGAAAATCTTGAACGAGTTACTAAAAGTGAAAATGCAACACACTCTTATGCTGTATTATGAAATAAAAGCAATATACCACGAATTGGATGTTGTTGAAAACATAATCCATTTAGCAAGATAGTATTACAATATAGTAAAGATATGATATTGTTAAAAACACGAGATTGTACTATGGATATACAAAGAGAATTGTGATATGATAGTTGTAATATCTCTGCTTGTTGTTGATGAAAACAAAAAACATCAAATTGATTTATTTGGAAATATACCAATTAAAATGCACCTACCTAATGATACTATAAGAATAAGATTAAAAAGATGAGAAGAATATTTCCAACCTTGAATAGATTTTGAAATTATACAAGATAACTGATTTATTGTTAAAAACAAAACAATTAAAGACTGACAAATAACGATAATATATGATAAAAACAAGTGTTTATGCCAACCAAAAAACATATATTGAGAAATTAAAAATTGAGTTTTAGAATTTGAATTTTAAATAACAAATATAAAATGGCACTACCAATTTTGAGACCTTGAAAAGTTTATGAACTTAAAATAAGAAAGAAATCTTATAAATCTTTGAGAAGACAATTCTCTTACTTAAAGAAGAATGTAGAAGTTTTATATTCTAAACCTACTATACGGATATGAGCACAGACAAAAGAGTTACAAAACTTAAACGAATTTTTTATAGATATGTGAATATACAGTTTGGAGGACGAGATTTATGGAGATGTCAAATCAGCAATGATTTCTTGATATAGAGGTAGGAGCAGAGTGAATAAAGAAGATTTAGAAAATTTTTGAGTAAATTTCAACAAGAATAATCCTGCGATCAATGATTATATGGATCAACGAAGTAAGTTGCAGTTGTCAGATTACAAATGAAGTATAGCCCGAACTACAAAGAACACTATAATTAAGTTATTACAGGCTTGATTTAAAGACTGAAAATCTTATACACAAATAGCTAGTGATATAAATAAATTAGATAGCAAATTGTTTTCTATGGATAGGGCTAAAATGATAGCAATAAACGAAACCTGAAAAGCATTTGAGTATTGAAATAATCTTCCAATTTTTGAAGTAGTACAAAAATGATGAAAAGCTAAAAAAAAATGGAACACAATGCACGATGGTCGTGTAACTCCTACACATTTAGAAAATGAAAAATTATGATGGGTAGACTTTAATTTTGTTTACACAGCTACTTGATGAGACCAATTCCCACCTGCATCAGACAATCCAAGATGTCGTTGTAATGAAACATATATAATTGAGTAAAAAATCTCTTGATTTTGAAAAATATTTCAGTATATATAACACTGTTATGTAAATAAACAGTTTGGGAATTCTATAAGGTTTACATAATGCCAGTAATATGATGTCATCTGAAAGGATAATATTATAATATACACGACGGTGTATTATACTGTGCAACAATCATTATCTCTTTATCAAAAATATCTTTTGACAGTTTTTATATATTTTATATTTAAACTATTACCTGGTATATAGAAGGGAATTACTGATTAGTTAGCACAGCCAACAATAAAATATCAAACTGAAGGATAATATTTATAAATATAATTATCTAGTTTATATTAGATAATTATGCTTATAGATAGAAAACCAAACACAAAAAAGATACTGAAGATAGAGCGGTATCTTTTTTGTTATAGATATATTTAAAAAAACATATTGCAAAAAAACAAAATCTAATTATAAGACAATAATATTATTTTACTTTTTACTTATTTTTAATGAAAAACAGAAAAGAAAGAAGAAGTTCAATTTCTGAATTTATATTGCACTCAAAAAGTTTTGTTAAATGAAAAGAACAATTAAAAGAAACTATTTTGGATGATTGAAGTATAAAATTCTATATAGAATGATTCGCTTCTACTGAGGTACAAGATTGAAGTTGAGATATTGTAAAGGTGGCTTGAATAAATACTGAAAGATATGAAAACAATCCAGTATTACAAGCAGGTCATAAAAGAGGTACTGAAAACACCATCTGAAAAGTAACTAAGATAGAAAAAGTGGTTGATAAATGAATGTGGATTGGTGCAGATGTAATACTTAACCCAGAAATACCGTCGCATAAATTGTTGATACATTGATTAAGACATTGATTGACTAACTGATTTTCAATTTGATTCAATCAGGTGAAATCAAGATATGATGATATGCTAAATGCAAACATTATTGAAGAATTAGAATTGTTTGAAATAAGTTTAGTAGATATTCCAGATAATCCATTGACTGTAAGAAAATTTATTGATAAAATAGTAAGTAAAGAATGAAACCCAGTTGATAGTGAAGAAGAAAAAGAGGAAGAAGAAGAAGTTAAAGAAGAGATTAAAGAAGAGATTAAAGAAGAGATTAAAGAAGAGATTACAGAAGAAGTGAAAGAGGAAGAATTAAAAGAAGAAACAGTAGGTACAACCACTGTAGAAAGTACAGAAACAGTAGAACAAACAGAAGAAGTTAAAGAAGAGATTACAGAAAAGCAAACAGAAGAAGTTAAAGAAGAGAAAGATGCAACTATTGAAACAAAAGCTTTGTGATTGGCTGATATAATGGTTTGAGATATGATATATTTCAGAACAGTACACGAGTATATGGAATCTACTTGTATTAGTCCTGAATTAGATGACAAACCTAGAATATGATACGTATTCTGAATTAAAACAATGGGTACAGCATTGATAGGTCGATGAGAGTTTAAAGAGGCTACTATGGAAGAACCTATTATATATATATTAGAATATATTGAAGTGAATTCAACATTAGTACCTACAGCTATGACTACTATAAATTGTATAGAGAAATTTATGATAGAATGAAAATACGATTGAACTTTGAAAGCATTATATGTACCAGATACAAAAGACTTAGAAAATCTAAACATATCTAATTCTAACAACGACTGAAATGTTGTTGAAGCTAATGATGACGAAAAGTCTGAAAAGAATGGCTGAAATGCTATCATCACAAAAGCTTTTGAAGACGAGAAACTAGAAACTGAGAAAATGCTTACTGATATGATTTCAGTAAACGAAAAACTACTTGTTAAAATCAATGCAGTAGAGATTGAGAAAAGGTCATTGAAAACAACTTTAGACAAGTTTAGAAAAATCAAATCAACTGTTGGATTTCATTATGAATGACAAGAGATATGAAACTCAAAACTTGCTTGAATAGTTACAGCAATGAAAAGTTAAACTTTTATTTATTATTTATTGAAAAATGTTAAACAAATCACTTATTGAGTCATATAAGAAAATTATGACTGGTTTATGAAAAGAAATCGCTTCTGCTGATGAAGTAGTGAAAGAAGCTGAATTAGATGCTACAAAATGAGTTGCTGATGCAATGCACACTGGCAATACTTGATATGGTGCAGAAATGACACAATCTGCTATTTATAGTGACGAAATGTACTCATTGATAGTACAAGATAAAAAATCTATTTTGCCTATGCTACCAGGAAACCACGGAGAAATACTTGCTCCATCCAAACTTATATCTATTAAATGAAGAACACAAAAATTTAACAAAGGTTCTGAATTTACTGGTTGAGCCTTCTATGGTTCATTGAATGAAAATAACGCTATGCAAACAGCTAGACTTACTTTGCCTATCGTACCATTCTCAACAATGATAGCATTGTCAAAAGAAGAGATCCAATATTCAACTGATAAACAACTTTTGAATACAGTTCAAAATGCTATAGTAAGAGCTTCAAACGAAACTATAACTGCAGTAATCTTAAATGGTGATACTGAAACGAATACGGCTACACATTGAAATGTAAATCATAAAGATGCTTGAGTCCCAGTAGCTTTGGACACAACTAAATATTACTTGAATGTAAATAATGGCTTAAGAAAACTAGCTATAGCAAATACAATCACTGGTTGAAATGTTGCACACGACTCAAGTATATATAAAGGTATGTTTGAAACATTGTGAGATTATGCCGCTGAACCGTCTGATTGTCTATGGATATTATCTAGTAAAACAGCATTGTCTGCAAGATATGTACCTGGATACAGAACTCAACAAGATTTTTGAGCAAATGCTACAGTAAGTACACCAAGTATGCCAAACACTATTGAATGAATAGAGACTATGCAAACTAGAGAATTGGATAAATTAGTTTGAGTAGACGGTTTTACTTATCAAGGTTCAACTGCTTCTGCCTCCAATCTATATGGACAATTATTGCTTGTTTACAAACCTGCTATCCAATATGCTTTTGGTATGCCAATGCAAATTGTGACACACGAAACTTCAACAGCTTTCTTGCTAGATGTAACATTCCGATTTGGATTTATTATAGCTAACCAAACAGCTTGATTGGATAAAACAGTTGCTATGTGAGTAGTTGCCTAGATATTTTATTAAAAATATATATAATATTGGTTGGGGTTGCTCCCATAATAGACTATAGATAAGTTAGATTTATGTATAGTCTTCCAATGTAAAGCTTTTAAATTATAATAAAACAAGTAAATGATAATATGTAATAAACATAAGACACAAGAGATATGAGTTAGTAGTAAATTTAATGAGTTGATATTCTTAAAACCTTGAGAACAAGTTGAGGTTGAAGATATGCAAGGTAAATGATATCTGGCAAACTATGCTCATATTTTAGAAAAAGTTGATGTTGCTTGAGAGGTTGATGAAAATAAAGAAGAACTTATTGTATCACTATTAAAGCAAGTTGAAACATTGTCTAAATTAGTTGAAAGACTTACAAAATGAGATTTAAATAATCTATGAGAAGAAGAACAACAACTAATAAAAAAAGATGAAGACAAAGCTAATCAAGAAGAGATTGAAAAAAAAAATTTGATTGAATTCTTGAAGAATACTTGAGTAAAATGAGTTTGAAATCATTGGAGTCTATGAAAGCTAATGGCAGAAAAAGAGAAAATAGATAAAGGTGAAGTTCAAGAAACTACAGAAGAAACAGTTGTAGAAACTACAGAAGAAACAGTTGTAGAAACTACAGAAGAAACAGTTGTAGAAACAGTTGTAGAAACAGTAGAAGAAACAGTAGAAGAAATAATTTAGTAAATTATAAAATAAATAAATGGCATATACAACACTAGCATCAGTAAAGACTGGATTATGAATATCTTGAACAAATCAAGATGATGTTTTAAACCAACTAATTTCTGATGCTACCATTTATTTGAATAAAATATTAAATATAACATCTTTTGACACGGCTGACATAACAGAAAAACTAAGATTTTTTCCACAAAGTTATAGTCAGTTTGGTTATTATATGTTTTATTTGAAAAATTTTAATGTGACAGCTATAAAAGAAATCAATTGACAAACTTATACTGGAGCATTAAATACAGATTATCAAATACAAAATTCAAGAGTATTACAGATTAGAGATTTACATAGATATTTCACACCAGTATTTTTTGATTATACCACTATAGAATACACATACTGATATGAAAGGACTCCAGTAGATTTACTCCCCCCAGATATAGAGTTATTAGCTAGATTATTAGTGCAATGATTATATAATGAAAAATATCCTATGTGATATTCTTCTACTACTAATTGACAACCAAATATGCAATGAATAAGTAGTTATGAATTGTGAGATGAAAAGATAAGTTGGAAATCTATAAACAAATCAGTTGAAAGTACAGTATCGTTTAAAAAAGAGAGTGAAAGAAATATGTTTGATCAACTTTTAATGAAGTATAAAAAATCAGAAAATGTTATTCGATAAAATAGCTCAAGTATCAATATTAAGTAGGAATGCAAATATGGTTTCAACACGAAACTTGTGAGTAAGTTTTCAATGTAATATACAGCCAATGTGAAGTTCTAGTTGATTCTGATGAAGTCCAGTATATAACCAATATGTACTATATACTGATGCAATACTGACATTAAAAGAATGAGATAAAATCGTAAGTAGTTGAGAAACTTATATAATTAAAGATACTGAGGACTGGAGATGAACATTAAGAAACTTTTTAAAGGTAGTAATGGAAAAATCAAGATGAAGCTAGATGTTAAAGTAGACCAAAGATTAAAAGATTTATTCCAGATTGATATTAAAGATAAAATAGAAAAAGCTTTAATACAATCTAGTTTAATAGTGCAGAATAGAGCAAAAGATATAGCACCATATTTGAGTTGAACATTAAAAAGAAGTATATCAGTAGATTATAGTAATATAAAACAACTATATACAGTAGTTTGAAGTAATGTTCCTTATGCTAGGAAAAGACACTGGGAAAATAAGAAAAATCCACAAACATTGAGATATTTATTTAGATGATATGAAGAGAATAAAACTAAAATAGAGAATATATTCAAACAAGCTTTAAATGATATATTAAAATAAATATGAGTTTTGTAGACATATGAAATGCAATAAATACAGAGATGTTGAAAGTGAAAAATACTGATGCAAGAGTTGGGTCTGTTTATAATTACGATATAAAGATTGAAAGTTGAATAAATTTGCCTGCAATAATAATTACACCGTCATCTTGAGATGAATGAATATTTGATAGTTGTAAAAACGATGTTACATTTAATTATATAGTTAGAGTAATAGATAGCCTGCAGACAGACTGGGCTACAGTAGAAGACAATATGAGATATATAGCAGATATAGTAATGGAAAGATTGAAAGATATGCCAAACATAGTTTATAGCAATGGTGAAACATACAAAATAGAGTTTGCTTATGATTGGTGATATATAGAAACACAAGAGCCAATGAGAGTATTTGAGATTAATTGCAAATTTAGCGCAATAGAAAGTAAATAAAGTTTTATATTCTATAAAAAAAAATGGTTGTAAAAGAGATTAAAAACAAGGTTGCAGTTGAAACTGAAACCAAACAAAGATTGTATTCGTTTCCTAAAGAATGAATTTCAATCCAAGCTTCAAGTTTAGATGAAGCAATAGAAAAAAAGAATATTTTGCTTAATAATAAAAACAAATAAATTAGATATTGTTTAATTTAATAAGAAAAATATACTAATATTGGTTTGGGTTGCTCCCATAATAGGCTATAATTCGTAATGGGATTTATAGCCTTCCAAAACACTCTATACCATTACTATATGTTGAGAATGTAAAATTATTAAAGACGATAATCAGTTTTGAATAGATAAATAAACTAAAAGTTGATTATCTTGTTGTTGTAAAGACTGTAGACAAAAAAAATGAGATAAACTTTTATAATATAACAAATTAAAAAAATGTGCGCGGTCATAATTGGTAGAAGTGAAGCAGTTGGCTTATGAAAAGAAACAGTTGCTTGAACTCCAGTATCAGCATCAGTTTGGATACCTAAAAAATCTTGAGTTGTAAATCCTAGTTTTGAAGAGGCAGTTGACGATAGTTGACGATGAGTAATAGACGAGATTTACGATAGTGAAACAGTAAAATCAATGTCAAAAATTACTTTGGGTTGAATAGTTAGAAACGATTTTATATGACATCTATTGATGGGAGCTTTATGAACTCACACAGAAGTAATGGTTACAAAACCAACATCAATTACTTGAACTCCTGTAAGATGATGAATTTGTTATCAATGAGCTAACTTCTGAACTGCAACTTGGGTATGAAAACTAAAGAAAATTCTAGTTGTTTGAGTAGATACTTATTACTTATTAAGCACAATAAGTTGAGTTTTTGTAAGTGGCACAACTGTTAAAGAAAGTACAGTTGATAGTTGGACATTAGTAGCTCCAGATAGCACAACTTATACAGCAGTGAAATGACATCTATTTGAAAGGGCAAATACAAATAATCACCCTAGTTATACATTATATTCTGATGAAGCTATAGCAAGTGCCTATGCTCCATACAGTATGATAAATACATTTAAACTAACAATACAGACTGGTGAATATACTCAATTTGAAGCTGAATATATGTGAAAGAAGTTGATAAGTACAATAGCACAAAGTCCAGTATATACAGAAGCGAAAGCATTTCTTGCTAAAAATACTAATGTTTATTTCGCCAATGATGAAGCTTGATTAAATTCAGCCAGTGCGGTATGTATGCAAACATTCAATTTAAATATCAATAAAAATCTTACCGATATACAATGTTTTTGAAGTGATGATATTGATTCAATACATAATCAACAATTCACAATAGATTGAGATTTGGAGGCACTTTATGACAGTACTACATTAAGAGACTATGTCGTAAATTCTAATAAAAAAGCTTGTAGAGTAGCAATGATAAACACTTCAGCAACAGCTTTGGTAACTGGAATATATCCAAGTCTTTATA